CTCCCGTTGCAGAAGGGTGATTGAGTGCCTTGAACTCCAATCATGGGATGAAAAAACACAACAACCGGATAAGCTCAATGGTTTCGATCACATGAATGACGCACTAGGATACTGTGTATATCGTGAGTTCTCTATTCTGTATGCCCGTGCGGGTAGCAGAACAGGGATTAGAATCTATTAAAGAGGATTTAACGCCGTGGCTTTCAGTGCATACAGTGGATATAGAACTTATAGAGGTATTGCGGAAGCAAAAGTTAATAAGGTCTCTGACCCTAATCAACAATGGTTGAATCAAGAGCCGCATTGGATCCTTCCTGAAACGATTGTCCAAGGAACGTACGAGATTAGATCTAAACACCGAAAATATTTACCACAAGAAGAACGCGAATCAGATTTAAGTTATGATGCTCGGTTAGCAAGAAGCGTTTTATCTCCTTACTTCATCAGAATTGAAAGGATGTTGGCGGGGATGTTAACTCGTAAACCTGTCCAGTTGAATGACACTGCTGACGTTATAAGAGAAGCCTTGTTCGATGTAGACCTAGGCGGAAATGATATAAGCATTTTCTGTTACGAATTAACGCGCAAGCTTCTCAGGTACGGGCATATTGGCTGTCTTGTTGATAGTCCATCTTTAGAGACAGGTGAAGGCCGCCCATATTGGAGTATTTACACACCAAGGGACATTATTGGTTGGAGAACAGAAAAGAAAGATGGAAAAGATGAATTAACACAGCTTCGATTAGCTGAACAAGTGTTAGTTGAAGATGGTTTATATGGAGTGAAAGAGGTTCAACAAATCAGGGTATTAACGCCAGGTAATTTTGAAATTCATCGTAAGAATAAAGAGAAAAGCGATTGGGTTATTCAGGAAGAAGGAACAACGTCACTTGATTACATCCCTTTCTCTGTTGCTTATGCAAACAAGGTTGGCTATATGGAATCAAGACCACCGATGAGCGATATAGCTGAATTAAATTTGAAGCATTATCAAATACAGAGCGATTACGACAATATCTTGCATATCTCGGCTGTTCCAATGCTGTCTATTTTTGGGATGCCGCCAAGTGATAGTGAAATTAGTGCTGGACCAGGAGAAGCTTTTGCGATGCCAGCCGAAGCAAGAATTGAATATATAGAACCAGGCGGTAGTAGTTTTACAGCACAACAAGAACGACTTAAAGAGATAGCATCTCAGATTAATGAATTGGGTTTAGCGGCAATATTAGGTCAAAAACTCAGTGCTGAGACGGCGACTTCTAAAGCTATTGATAGAAGTCAATCAGATGCCACGATGCTTTATATCGCGCAGCAGGTTCAGGATTTAATTGATAATAGTTTGCGTTTTCATGCTGATTATTTAGGTGTTGAGGCGGGTAGTTCTTATGTCAATCGCGACTTCTTAGCATCTCGTTTAGATCCTCAAGAGATCAACAGCGTTCTTCAACTTTATACAGCTAATACAATCAGCCAAGAAAGTTTGCTAAAGATGTTGGCCGAAGGCAATGTATTACCTGATGAGTTTGATGTTGAAGAAGAAGTTGAAGCAACACAAGTAGCAGGATTAATTGAAATGGAGCCACCTGAGAAGAAGGAAGAAAAAGAAACAGTACAAGTTGAAGAGTGATAAATGGCCCCGCAAATAAAGAAAGAAGGCACACCAGCGATTCTGTATCGAAACGCTATTGACTTAAATCGCTTTAGTAATGGGGTTCAAAATAGACTTGTAAAAGCTAATAAAAAAGTTCTTGTTCGTGCAATTGAGCAGTTAGCAAAGATTGATGATTCAGAAAAGCCGTCATATAAAGCCGCAAGATTAAGAGCGTTATTGAAGCAAACAAAAGAATCACTAGGCACTTGGAGAAAAGAAAGTGTTTCGGTGATGATTAAGGAGTTAGAAGGAATTGCAGATGTTCAAGCTGGTTTTGTAGAAAGTCAAATAGAAAAGGCATTACCTAGTGGAGTATTAAGAAGCGAATTAAATCCAGCAGGTTATAGCGTTCAAACTGTTGCAGTAAGTCCAGATTTTGCAAAGGCGGTAGTCACAAAAGATCCTAGTGTTGTCACGTTAAGAGCAACAGGCCCGTTTGATTTAACAGCAGCGCAAGGAGCACAATTAACACTGCCTAATGGTGACACTGTTGAAAAAGCATTTAGAGGAATTGCATCTAGGGAGCTAAGTAACTTTAAGCAAACGGTTAGAACAGGTCTTTTATCTGGTGAACCTACAGAAGATATTGTTCGACAGTTAATGGGTAATTTGGAGTTTGGTCAAAGAGCTGGAACACCATTGCAAGCGGCGTTATCTGGTGATGCTGGCTTCAAAATGGCTAGGCATCAGATCAGAACAATCGTTAGAACAAGTGTCAATCAAGTTTCTAATGAAGCAAGCAAGCGGGTCTACAAAGCAAATGAAGATGTAACAGAGAAGTACCGTTATGTTGCGACGTTAGATAGTAGAACCTCGGCTTTATGTGCATCACTTGACGGACAAGAGTTTGAATATGACAAAGGGCCAGAACCACCACAGCATTTTAATTGCAGGTCAACAACTGTTGCTGTTATTGATTGGGATGGATTAAGGAAGAAGTATCCACAGTTAAAATTTGATGATCCAGCAGAAGGAAAAAGAGCCGCAGCAGGAGGAATGGTTCCTTCTGATACTACTTATGGAAAATGGTTGCATGGACAAAGGGCTAAAACTAAGTCAGGGAAGTTATCTCAATTCACACCTGGACCAAGACAGATTGAAGCATTAGGAAAAGAAAAGGCAAAATATTTTAATCGTTTGGCTAATAAGTATGGAGCAGATGAAGCAATTAAAAAGTTTGTAAGAACGGATGGAACAGAGATCAGCTTGGCGCAATTGCAAAGGCGTTATCCAAAACTGACAAGCATTAAGAAGAAAACAGTAGCAAAGGTCAAAGCAGTAAAAGTTGCAGCCTTTGAGCAGGATTCAATAGCTTCCGTCTCAATGGGATCTCCTGCTGTTGATGAACATCTTCAAAAGCTTATTTCTTACAGAGAGAAAGGAATAAAAGGAATGGTTGAATCTAGCTGGAATGAATTAGAGGCATTAGGAGGAGAAACAGCCGTGAACGCTAAGAGAACTAGAGAGTTTATGGTTAAACATAAGATTCTCAATAATTTCGCAATGAAAGGGGAGAAGTGGAAATCCTCAAATGCTTCTTGGTATTACAACAAGCAACTAAAAGAAAGCATGAAAGCGGCTGTAAAAGATTTGGAAAAATATGATGATTACGATTATAAACAACTCAAGAAAACTTATGTAGGAAAGAACAAGAAATGGTTTTTAAAAAAGGTTGCACGCATAGAAGATGATAACGGAAGAAATGAAACTCTAAAACTTTTGCTAGAAGCTCCGTCCGGCAGAACAAATGGCTATACTTTTATGTCTTCAAATATTATTAACACTCAGTTAACACCTTTATCAGCAAAAATTACTGCCTCTAATGCAAAAGAGATGAAGAAAATTGCTGCTGATGTTTTAACAACAACAGTAGAAGTTATAGAAAAGAAAACAGCAGCAGCTAAACAACTTTCTTTTCTTGATCCTATAGATCTAATTGATTGGACAACAGGCTGGAAGATAGGAAAGGAGCAAAAAGGCAGCAGTTGGTTTATTACAATGATCCATGAAACAGGGCATCAAGTTCACGCAAAAGCCTCTGGAGGTGTTGCGTTAGGAAGCAAATGGAAAGGAAAGGGAGGCATTACAAAAGTTACAGGCTATGCTCATAAGAACCCTAGAGAACAATTTGCAGAAGGCTTTGTGCAGTACGTTTTAAATCCCGAAGGTTTGAAAAAATCAGCTCCAAGGGTTTACTCTTGGATTGAAGAGGCATTAGAGGAGGCTCTAAGATGACTCTCTCTGAAGTGATGAAAATGACAAGAGCATGGCCGAAGGATAAAACAATCCCTCGAAAACTTGCTGCTGCAATAAATGAAGCAAAGGAAGAAGATAAGAAAAAGATGGGATTTTTAATTGAAGGCTTATATGTTGATTGCGAATCAGATAAAGATATAAGTATTTTAAAAGATGTCTTTGACTAGCAAAGGTTAACCGTAACGGTTAAACTACCTGTAATGTTTGATTTTTGGTCATGGGCCGTCGATATGTCAGGGATAAAATAGGCCGCTTTGCTTCTTCTGGAGGAGGAGGAAGTTTTGGCGGTGGAGGTAAAACAGGTAAGTCAGCTAAGAATGTCAAAGCACGGGCGGCTTATAAGAAGCAGTCAGGAAATTTGAGAAGCATGAAGAAGGTTAGTGGAGGTGGAAAGGACGCAAAAGACCGCAAGTTTTGGAATAAGAAGCTTGGCGGTGCAAAGTCAGGAATGACCCGCGTAACAAATAGGCTTACTGGAAAAGGTGCAGCAAAAGCTAAAAGAGGAGCAGTAAATCCTAATAAGCTTGCTTCTTCTAAGAAGTATGCAGCCGCTAGAAAGGCTCCTAAAGGATCGGCAGTTAGAAAGGATGCGGTATCTTCTGCAAAGATAAGAAGAGGAGAAAGAAGAGCAAAAGCTGAGATTAGGAAGGGAGCAAAGGCAAGGTCTTCTTATAAGCCTAAGCAGGAAGCAAAACAAGCAAAAGAAAGAATATTGAAGAAGACAAAAGCGAAGCGCATGGCAGCAGGAGGGATAAAAACCCCTAAAGGGAAAATGAGTAAGGCAAAACCAAGCGCAGCAAAGAAAGAATATAAGCAACAAATGGGTAAAGCTAGGACTCTTAGAAAGAATGTAAGGGTCGCACCAAAAGATGCGGCTAGAAATTATAAAAGAGAAGCTAATATTATAGAAGGAAGAATGAAAAACAAATATGGAGGAAAGAAGGGAAGGAGCAAAATAAGTAAAGCGGAAAGAAATCCTGCAAAGAATATGTATAAAAAAGCAACAAGTGATCTTCGTTTTGAGAAGAGGGTAGGTTTAGAATCAGGCTCTAGAAATACGAAAAGCATTAAAGCTTCTCAGAAAAAAGTAAAAGATCTAGAAAAAGTTTTTAAAAATAT